GGTGAAGAGGAACACCTAAACAAAAAATCCCTCCGGAACCATGACAGAAGTCGATGGTTCACAAGTGGCAGACTCATCTCAGTCTGTCGACCGAGTCGCTTTCGTCGGCGACGAGGGTTTCACGGCTCTCGCAGAGAGTGTTGGAGAGATCCAGAAGGCCACAAACTTCGCAGGATCGTGGGAGGTCGTTGGCTCTAGTGGAGCTAAGAAACCGGCTGCAGGAGGACCGGGAAGAAGAGTTACTCGCCAGGCCTTATCTGGTGTACAATCCCACAGTAACGACATCCCAAAGAACGACCCTGACCAGCGGGGTGCGGGCAATGGCGGGCACAGCAGGCCGGGTGGTGGAAACGGTGGTGGTGGCGGTAGCAGAGGCGATGGTCCGAGTGGCGGCCATGGCCCGTCGGGTGATGGCCACGATGGTGGGGGTGGAGGAGGGGGCGGTGGACATCCTGGAAATGGAGGAGATCCTCACCCCGGGAGATCAGTCGGCAATGGAGGTCCTAGCGGAACACCCTCCGCCAGCACAGGTGCATCGGCACTCTTGGCCAAGCTGTTCACGGAACCTCTCCGGGACCCTGTCCCAAGTGGGACCCCTTTCCTGCCTTGCAACACCGAGGAGGTTGTGAGTGAGAGAGAAGGGAAAGGGACACAGTACAGCCCGGTGATGTGGGCTGATCCTCTGATCCCGATTAATGTTACGATCGGATCCGTCCACTCAGCGATCAACAAACTACCAGGAGTGGGTGTGAGTGTTAACAACAAATTGGACATGGTTGAACCATTACTCACCGAACAAGGAATGATGCTGAAGTCGTTGATAGACTCGGAATCCAACCCTTCATTGCTGAGGTCCATGATGCCTGTCAAGGGAATGAAGGACATAAGCGCCCTCATAAGTCTAATGGAGACTTCAAGAAGGTCTGGGATACAGGCAATGTCGGATGAGGCTCCTTTGATAAGGCTGGGGCTCCTGATGCACTGCCTCGCCCCCGTTGAGTGGATGGCCTACTCGACGAGTTGTGTCCAGAACTCAGTAGCTAACGGTTATGCTGATGTAGCAGGGGCCAAGCGCTCCTGGACTAGTGCACCTACAAACTCAACGGCTACGCAGATTGGGACAGATGCAGGGTCCAGCAATTTATATTGGAGGACGTTGTCACAATATGCCAGGCTGGTGAACGGTTCAGGAACAAAGCATGACACCATATACAACAGCAAACAGGAAGAGGTTCCAGTCGATTCGGTGAAGTTCATTCCTGTGAAAATGAGCTGGAGGGGCCAGTCTTGGCTGGGCCCTTACATCTTGGCTCACACCTCGACTAAGTGGTGGAATCATTCTGTTCAGGTTGAGGTGCCAGTCAAAATCCACGACCAGAAGTCGTCAACAAACAAGATGAAGATCACCTGCATGCCAAAAGCCGCGACAGTTTACGTCCCTGGCTCATACAAGTACATCTGTCTGGTGATAACCGATGTGGTGGAAGCGTCGTTTCCTACGACGGAAGCCTTCTACATAGGGAACAGCTACAAAGCGCTCTATAACGGCGAATTTGGCTTTGGAAAAATAGGGCACAAGATTCTGGGACGCAATAACGAAAGCCCGGCCCGCGCCGCGTCAATGTCAGACTGTGTTGCAGCTTGGCGCGTTATCTGCAAGGGCCTCCTTTCCCATGTTAATCCTGGGGCCATTGAGGTCAGACTGGCGATCTTGTCAACAAGTAGATTCGCTGGGTTCTCTGTCTGGACAGATGAAGCCAAGCCAAAGAAGAAGACCTCAGATGTGGAAGAGGAGTACTCCTCTTTGCTTCGAGACGTAGGAATGGATGAGAGTGAAGCTCCCGATGACTTTGATGGGTGGTTGGAACTTTTGGCCGAGGCGAGTGCTCAAATCGGAGAAGCTTGGGACGCACGGGGTGTGGTCACGGTTGAGAAGATTCGTTTGATGAAAAAAGCGATGAGTATCAAGTTTGGCAAACAGCTGGAAGCAGAGGAAGACGTTGACCACATTGGGGGAGCTACTTGTGCGGATCCAAAGAGCAAGGTCACCATTGGCGATCACGACTTGCCTGATTGGTTCAGCCAATACAACACGACTGCGACAATGCCAGACAGGGTCAAGTATTATACCTGGTGGAGAACCGACCCGCTTCACAACTACAGCCAGGCGCTTATTTCATGTACGGACGGGGAAAAACCGGCTTTGGAGAAATTTGAGTCCGGTGAAGTCCAATACGAGGTCACAGAGGCCAATGACCTTATAAGAATCTTGTCGTACAGTGGCGTCTATATGGACAACTCGTCTTGCGCTGGAGCAATCACAGAGGCGATAGATATTCTGAACCGCAGCGTCGGGTTTGGTAGCCTCGTTTTGGCAGTGACTGAATTGTGGCGTGCTACATGTGGTTTGCCATTGTTGGACTACAACAGGATAAGCACATCGTGGAAACTCAATGACCCCCAGATGCGTAAGCTCATCAGCTTGGTCACACTTGGATTTGCTGTCGAGTCACCCAACACAACCAACACAGCTTGGACTGATACAGACTTTGAGATTGTCAAAGTCGTTAAGGAAGCTATGGGTATCACGGATGATAAATGGGTCGACCATTGGTATGGGGGTGTCGTGCCATGGTGGTTCGTACAAGCGGTGTTGACGAAGTTCGGCGGCCAAATGGCAGTCAGGACAAAGGAGCCCACCAGTGTCAAGTTAAATGTCGATGATGACTGGCTGGATGAAGTCGGTTACCACATAAAGGCAAATGAGTCCTTTGCCACAGACATATCTGTGCTCACCAGCTCGATTATGTATGAAAAGAAGGTTCAAAGGCGCGCCTCACCTTTCTTCACTATCCTCACGCCAACAAAGGGAGCACACGAAATGAAAGTCCATTGGACTTCGTGGTATTACAACTTCGTCAATGACTTGCCCAAGAGTGGGCTTAGGAGGAGAATGAAGGTGACAGCCCCAGACTTCGATGGGGTGGTTGAGCTTAACACAATGGTCTTCCCTGACAGTCGCCGGTTCAAGGGATACGCCAGTCCGGAGGCGTTCATAGATGGCACAAATAGATACCTGTTGCCACTTGACCATTGTGTGATGAGCGGCTTGACATGGCCGGATCCTTTTGTAGACTGGCTAAAACAAGGTCTGGTGGCGATCGAGCCTCATCTTCTCAACCTCGACGTTGTGGGTGCTGTAGGTGCCGCTCTTGGACACGTCAACAAGACCATCATCGATTGGTTGAACGAGAAGATCCACGGAAGTGGGTCCTTTCGTGACGAGTCTGATTAACGACTTGCTTGTGGCACGGCGTTCATTCGCCGGCCTCTTTGTTTTTGGTGGTGCAAAGAGGTTCGCCAACATCATCAACAATTTCAACATCACCTTGAAGGATCGGAGTTTGGCCAAAGATGCGACAACAAGATTCATGGCAGACGTATCATTGTTACATTTGAAATTTTCATCCATAGTCGCAAAATGGGATGGCCCCAAGAACTTCTCCAATGTTCGTTTGGTCGTAAAGACATCATCTCCTAGTGATGACCGCGTCGAGGTGTCGCCACTTGGAGGAAACACCAAATACGTTCATAGCAACGTCGAATACTCGGCCATCAGGGACAGGCTCAAGTCCAAGCATTGTGTTGAGGCTGATGGGTTTTCATTTTTCAAGAATTACAACCCGTTCGCACTGTTCAAGCTTCAGAGATGGTCTAAGAATGATGCTGGGCTTGGGATACATTCAACCTTCATGAAGCCTTTGCTTTTTTATTACAAAACACTAGGGTGCGTGAAGAACACAGAAATGACTCGTGACCTGTTGGGTGGCATCATCTCTTACGTCAATGATCTGACGTCGCGCGCAGTTGGGAACGGCATGTTTGACTACATAGACGATGTAATCAGGCAATTTTTGGCTGAAGTGGACAAACTCACTTTCGTTCTTTGCCAACAGAACGCTGGTAACAGTCTGGTGTACTCCAGCCTTCATGGATTGAGCACACTTGGCGGTCCTCGTGGTTGGACAGAGGACAGCGTCCTTGCAAGTTTAAAGGACTGGGTTACGGGAGAGAGGAAATTTCCCTACGAGAATGACCGCTTCTTAAACGCCAAATTGGATAGTTGGATAGACGAATGGAGCCGAAACATAAAAAATGACGACCTTTCATTCTCTGAGTTTGTCTCAGACCCGATGAGGTGGGCTACTGGTGGGGGGGCAAAAAAGAAACAGATGAATATCAGAGGTCGACAGGTTGATGGCAGGAACAAGTGGTTCTGGGCTTTGAGTGGACTTTCTAAAGGTGAGGATCTCTACCAGGTTGGTTTGGATGAAGGCAACAACGCCCAGGTGGCTCTTAAAGAGGAGGCAAAAACCAGATGCGTTATCACTACCCCCCAGGCAAGCTATCTCCGACAATGTTACATGTTATATAGGTTCGGGAATCCATCCTTTTTGAGAAGTACATTGTCTAGCCCTCATCTAGTCTCAGAACTGTCTAGATCCCGGAAGGACCATTTCATATGCATAGACTCATCTTCTTTTGACCACAGCGTTTCAAAGAAGTGGGTTCTTTCTGTTCTTCAGCGGATGGCAGATAGGTGTCGGGGTGAGCTGCGAGACGTGATTATTAGCGAGATGGACAGCCTACGTGACATGAGTATCTCATACAACAATCATGTCTTGAAGTACGAGAATGGCCTTCTCAGTGGTTGGCGGATGACGTCACTTCTTGGGAGCATGTTATCTGCCTTGGTTTGTGAGTTCATAAACCATTCTATGATGTGGAAGTTACCATACATCGTCCAGGGTGATGACATAATAATGATGTGCCCAAGAAAAGTCTCTGCTGAACGGGTTTTGGAATGTTGTTCCAGGTTCGGAATTATCACCAACAAGAAAAAAACGACCATCGGGAGATTTGGTGAGTTTTTGAAGTACAGGTATGGTTACGGACGGGTCCAGGGATATGCCGCAAGGTCTGTCAGATCTATTTTTTACGCTAATCCATGGTTGGACAGCACGGCAGTGGGTGCTGCCTCGGAGGTGAGTGGTAAGTGGTGGACGTTGTTGTCTCGGTTGATGAACTCTCATAACGGTGGTTTCAAAGATGAAGAGAGTCTGGAGTGGTTTATGAACAACATAGCATCGGATGTGGGAGGTTGGTTGGGTGGAAGAGTGTCTCGGAGCGCATTACTTGATGCGATCAAGACTCCGGTTTCTTTGGGAGGGTTGGGAGTTTTTGAAACAGCAGATATCAACCTTGCAAACAATAACGGTTTCATCACTAAAATAACAAGCATAGTCCAGGAAGATTCGTTCGGTGACTCAAAGTTTGTGAGCCTTTTTGCGCCTGATGTGTTGTCTAAGGTCGGCAAAGTGTCCACTCGATTTGTGGACGTTAAGAAAATAGCCATGAATTTTGGTCGTGATCTGACTGAGTTCAAATCCAAGTATCATAGCATCGTGAACACGGCTGGCAGAGTAGTTTTTGATTCAGGTTCAAATATCTTTCGCACAGTGTTGTCAGAGATAGCCTCGTGTCGGAACTACCCTCCAATCGTCGATCGGCTGCTGTCTAGTGTTAAGGGAAAGTGTTCTTCCATAGTTAGGCCTAGGTTCTTAAGAAATTCTAATAGGTGGTATGATGTGGCAAAGTGGTTGACTGAGATCACTTTGAAAGCTGATTGTCCTCCTTCGTTGTTTGTGGACACGAGGTATGACAATGAGCTGGTTCAGTCGCTCGCTGGCGTGGCTGTAACTATGTTCATGAATCTGTCCAACGTGACTGCTCGGTCAGAGTATTTGATATCAGTCTTTGCTCTGTTCAGATTCGGTCACACCAAATGTATTCTCCATGCGCTATGACGAAACGTGTCGCTGCTGGGTTCTTTGAGATTAACTGTGCTCGGTTGGGTTAGTAACAGGGTCTAGGCGCACTACCGCGGAAGTACCGTAGGTACCCTCCTAGACTGGCTGGCGTTGTTCCCTTCATTCAACGATTACGGTTTCTGTCATCTGATCCATCTTTGACACGTTGGTGTGTGGGGTTTCTTTTGGCTTGGGTGATGGCTGGTACGGGGATTCGTCCTGTCCGGGGGGCCATCATCTCTATCTCACCTTAAACACTCGGACCCCAGTTTAAACGCAGGTGCCTTCGGGCTACACCGGCATGGTTGGGCATGTCTGTTTGAGCGTCATTAC